TCTGCGGCGAAAAAAGTGGGAAAATTCCGGTGAAAAACCGCTGAATATTTAGAATAAATGCGAGAGAACTCGAAAAGAGTTTTCCCGCATTTATTTTTTTATCTATTTACATGGAAAAGGAGGAGGCGAGCGGCTTGGGCAAGAGACATTTGACGCTGAAAGATCGCGCAGAGCTGGAGGCACTTTACAACAAGGGACGCGGCGTTGAGGAAATCGCCGCGAAGCTGAAAGTGCATCGGTCTACCGTATATAACGAACTGAAACGGGGAGACACCGGGGAAATGGACGGAAACGGGCGCATCGGTTACAGCGCAGAGCTGGCACAGCAGGAGATCATCAACAACTACAGGCGGCGCAGGACGGCCCGCGCTGCCTCCGAGTAAGCGGAGGGACAAGCCATGAGGACGGCATACTATGAAATGAAGCGCGGCGGCCTGACAGTCGAGCGTCGTTCCCGGCGGAGCCGGACGGAAGCACAGCGGCGGAAGCTGGTGCGAGTACGGGAGAACATCGGCGCGGCCATGATGCTGCTTGGCTTCCTGCTTTTGATGGTAATAGGCGGTGCGGAGGATTTGACGGTGATCTTCCTCGGCGGGCTTGCCGGTCTCAGCCTGATGCTGTTGGGCGGATGGCTGGGCCATGCGTTCTACGGGCAGGAAAAGGACGCGGAATGGCTGCGGCGGGAGCGGGACGAAGATGTATTTTGACCGCGACAGTTACCAGAAAAGCGTCCGGCGGGCGCGTGAGGAACGCTGGCGGGTCAGAGGCAGGGCGCGGGTAGTGCATCCGAAGTACGGAGCCGTGGTGGTGCCGCACCGGTCGAACTACTCCGCGCTACTGAACGCGGCGGAATACTGGGGCTGTGAGTGGACAAACATCCGAGATGCGGAGGTCTGGGCCGTGCCGCCCGGAACGGCGGTGGTTATACCAAAAGAATTTTGCGGGAGGAACTGAATATGAAAGTGAAAATCAACACCCATGGAAACGCCTTGCCGGAGGTTCACGGCGAATGGATAGACCTTTGCACCGCAGAGGATGTCACGCTGGACTTTCTGGAGTACAAGATCATTTCCTTGGGTGTTTCCATTGAGATACCGGCGGGTTACTATGCGCACGTTGTTCCCCGCTCCTCGACCTTTGGCAAGTGGGGCATCCTGCTGGCGAACAGCATGGGCGTGATCGAGAATGACTATTGCGGTGACGGCGATGTGTGGGGCTATCCGGCGCTGTGCCTGCGGAAAGAGGGAACGCACATTCCGAAAGGAACGCGCATCTGCCAGTTCCGCCTTGTGGAGAAAGCGCCGGATATGGAGTTTGTGCAGGTGGAGAGCTTGGGCAACCGTGATCGCGGCGGCTTTGGCAGCACCGGCGAGCAGGTACATACCGGCGGCACGGCGGAACGGAACAAGCCGGAGCGGAACAGCCGCGTGGAGCGAATGTTCGGCGAGCGGGAGAGCTGGGCCACGGCGGAGGACGACAGGACGCAGGGGCCATACAAGGGCTTTCTGCTGGTGGTGTGCGAGGAGTGCGGCGCGGTCAAGGCGTTCTGCGCGAAGCGGGAAACGTACAGCTTCCGGTGTCAGGAGTGCGGACACGAAACGACGCTGGAGGGTCTGCGGCCCATGTTCATGCACTGTAAGTGTGGTAAGTCGTTCCGCTACAAGACCAATGCGGAGACGGAGACCATCACCCATAGCTGCTTGGACTGCAAGGCACCTGTGGATATGGAGCTGAACGGGAAAGGCACCGCCTATGTGACCATAGGCGTGAGAGGTGGAAAGCGATGAAAGATATTCTGTATGGCTTGGGCGCGGTGCTGCTGCTTGCGCTGGCGGTGATTTGGGGGCTGGCGCTGGCGCTGGCCGGGCCTGCCCTGCTGAAATTTTGCATTCTGTATCTGTTTGGGTAAAGGAGGCGGCGGGAATGAAGCTATCGAAATTTGCGAACTTGGTCAAGAACGGAGGCCGGTGCGCCGTACTCCATGTGGCGGGAAGCGGTATTTGGCTTTCTACCGGCACGGCGATCTACCGGGCGACGGAGCTGCCGGACATGGAGGGCAGCGAGCAGGTGCGAACGGTGTTGGACATGACGGCGGACGCATGGAAAAAGGTGTATCTGACCGAGGACTGGCCGGAGAGTATCAACAATGTGCTGGGGCTGAACCTTGCGCCGTATGCGCAAGGTGAGCAGGACACGGAAAAACTGAAAGTGGCGGCGGCTCCCAACGGGCTATGGTGTTCCGCCTGCCGCTGCAAGGTGGACGGCGAGCTGATCTTCTACAACGAGGCGTATCTTGCGCCGCTGGCGGAGGAGATCAAGAAAAGCGAATACATCTATTACACGGCGCGGCAGACCCAGACGGGACAGCGGTATCTTGTGGTGCATGACGGCATGGATGTACTGGCAGCCATCATGCCCATGAACATTCTGAAAGAGGAATACATCAACGACCTTGCGGAATTTCAGGCGCTCTGCATGGAGCAGTTCTATAAGGACAAGGAACGCCGGGAGGCGGTTATCGAGGAGGCCGAGGACGACCCGGAGGACGCGGGGCAGATCGGAATGGAGGGTGTGCAGGAATGATGGTAACTTTTGATATTTGCGCAGGCAACCCGGGTGCGCTGCAATTCCTGATGCAAGCCTACGACATGGATATGTTTAAGGCTGAACAGGGGTTCCAAAGGATGCAACGGGCAGGCATCACGGGGGCGCGCCTGTATATGCTCTGGAATGACTGTTGCAACAGAGATACGGAAGCGGCGCTGTTGGCTATGAACACGCTGAACATTGAAAGCGTCGTCGAGTTTATCAACTATGAGGGTGGGCGCGGTATTCCTATCGACATTGAAGCCCTCCGAGCGGCAGCGGAAAGGATGTAATAAATGGAAATCGCAAGAGCACGGGAAATTCTCGACCCGGAACACCGGGAGGCGTATGAGAGCCTTGAACCGGTGAATGAGGCTTGCCGGATGGGCGTAGAGGCGCTACGGCGGCGTGTGCCGGAAAGCCCCTACCCTGACGGGGACGCAGGTGTACTGGCCTGCCCATCCTGCGGGAGCGGCGAATACCTGCACAACGAGGACGGAAACCGCTGCTGCTTCTGCGGACAATGCGGACAGGCGATTGACTGGGACGGCAGCACCGGGGAGGAGACGAAATGAACGTTGTCTCTTTTGGCGGCGGGACAAACAGCACCGCCATGATCATCGGAATGTATCTGCACAAAATCCCTATTGATCTGATTTTGTTCGCGGACACCGGCGGCGAGCAGCCGCATACCTACGAGTTCATGGAGACGTTCAATGAGTGGCTGGTAAAGCATGGCATCCCAAAGATCGTCTCCGTGGAGTACCACGACAAGGACGGAAACAGATTGACGCTGGAGCAGGAATGTATCAACAGCGGGAGGCTGCCCTCGATCGCCTATGGATTTAAAAAATGCTCTCTCAAACACAAGATTGGGACGCAGGAAAAGTTCTGCAACAACTACCAGCCGTGCAAGGATGTGTGGGCCAGCGGCCAGCGCGTCCACAAATACATCGGTTACGATGCCGGGGAGACGCGGCGCATCCAACACGCCGCGCCCATCGACGAAGCGGACAAAAAGTACGAAAAACATTATCCGCTCTACGAGTGGGGATGGACGCGCGAGGAATGTGTGCACGTGATCGAGCGGGCCGGACTGCCGAGACCGGGGAAAAGTTCATGCTTTTTCTGCCCATCCATGAAGAAGAAAGAAATACAAGCACTGTGGGAGAACTACCCTGATCTCTTTGAGCGGGCTATCGCGCTGGAACACGGGAGCGCCGAGACAAATGTGAACGTAAAAGGTCTTGGGCGCAACTGGTCATGGGAGAGCTACTACAACGAGTTTATGGCAAACAAGGAGTTCGAGGAGGCGCAGTTGACCTTTGACCAGTTGTTCCCGGACAGCCCCGGCGGGTGTATCTGCGGCGCTCCATGCGGGTGCTATGACGGTTAAGGCGGTGGCGGAATGAAACTCTGTGATCGGTGCCGGGTTGCTGGCTGCTTGTTGAACTACGGCGGGAAAGCCTGTAAAAATGCCCGGAAACAGAACTGCCCGGATGTGGTCTTTACCAACGCGGACAGGGTTCGAGAAATGAATGACGAGGAACTGGCAAAATTCATGCTGAGCAACGACGGCGCGGCCTACTGCAAGAACAATGATCGTGACAGTACGTGCTACCTAAAAGGACGCGACGGAATGACGGCATGTGAACTGTGCGCACTGGACTGGCTGCGCGAGGAGGCGGAGGAATGAAAATCTTGATCGGCGGTTCGCCATGTACGCACTGGTCTATCGCACAGACCAAGAACCGCGAGACGGAAGCCAGCGGCATCGGCTGGGAACTATTTTTGAATTACCGTATCGCACGGGACAAGTACCATCCCGACTATTTCCTGTACGAAAACAACAAATCCATGTCTCCCGCTATCCGTGCGCAGATCACGGCGGAGCTGGGCGTGGAACCGGTGCTTATCAACTCCGCTCTGGTCTCCGCACAGAACCGCCAGCGGCTCTACTGGGTCGGCAAGCGTGAGCCGGACGGTACATACAGCCAAGTCCGCATGGAACAGCCGGAGGACAGGGGCATTTTGCTGCGGGGCATTCTGGAAAGCGGCGTCTGCTGGCGCGAGAAAGGCTATGCACTAACAGCATCAAACCATAGTGCCACAGCGGAAGATATGATTGCAAGACGGCAACGAAATGGAGCTGCAGAGCCTATCCGCATCGGCACTATCGAGAACGACGCAAAGAAGCAGGACTTTGACAGCCAGCAATACCGTGTTTATTCACCGGACGGCAAGAGTGTGACTTTGTGCGGGAATGGTGGGGGCGTGGGTGCAAAAACTGGATTGTACGCCGTGCCGGTGCCGGTAAATGAAACCGTCGAGGGGAAAGCCCAATGCCTGCGGGCTACATACTACAAAGACGGGATCAGAAACATGGTTGGAAACACCGTTGACCGTAAAACGTGCGTGGCGATGCCTGTCGGGATGGCAGCGGGGCCGAAAAGCATACTTGTAGTTACGGATGCGGGGAAGTCGGTGCCTGTTTACGAGGTTAGAAATGGGAAAATTGCCATCAAAGGCAAGGAATACCCCATTAAACTGACTGACGGCTTTTACATTATCCGAAAACTGACCGTTACAGAGTGCAAACGCCTCCAGACCGTGCCGGACACATACACCTTTCCAGTCAGCGATACTCAAGCGTATAAAATGCTGGGCAACGGCTGGACGGTGGACGTAATCGCCCACATTATGAGCCATTTTGACGGGCTGACGGAGGAACCGGTGGAAGTGCTATCCATGTACGACGGAATGAGCTGCGGCCATATTGCGCTGGACAAGCTGGGCGTGGACGTCACGGCCTACTACGCAACCGAGATCGACAAGTACGCCATTCAGACCACACAGCACAATTTCCCGGACACCGTGCAACTTGGGGATGCGTTTCAGGTGCGGGACGAGGAATGGAGGCCGAGGAGAGCGGAGGAGGCGGAGTGATGGATTGCTACGACTGTAAAGCAAAAAGTGTTTGCGCGGCGGTGGTGCAGCCCGGCTCCGTGTTGTGTCTGATGAACCGCATGAGATACTGCGGGACACACGCAGAGGAAGAACCACGGCGACAGCGGGGCGACTATTGCCAGTATTGCGGGCATCGACTGCGGGAGATCGGGCGCGAGCGCTTCTGCAACAATGTGAACTGCCGAAACCGATATGTAAATGTTTGAGGTGCTGTTTGTATTTTTCTTTGAGAAAGAGGGCGAAGCGAAATGAGCGAGAAAAGCACGGTATATGAGTGCGTAGACCGGGAGCATGACGCTTGGCGGTGCCGGGCGTGTGGGTACATCGAGAATTTCGAGGCGGACGGGCCGACGGAAAACGGATGGCACTTCTGCCCCGGCTGCGGGCGGGAGATCATCGTGGAAGCGGTCAATCCGTGTCCGTTCGACAATGACAACTGCATGTGCCAGTTCTGCGAAACGCCGTGCAACAACGGCTTAAACTGCTCAGACTGCGCCCACGAGGGAAAAACGGTGCATGATGTGCTTCTCTGCACGGGCTTTAACGGGAGCATGGAGCAGTACACAGAAAATTGGAAACGGAAGCAGATGGAGAAGTTGGGAGGCGGGCAGGAATGAACGATCAAGACCTCGTAAAAGCCCTGCGGTGTATATCCACGGCGGGAGGCAAGGAGAAAGAAAACATCACGCTCGGTGGGGCCGTTAAACTGGCAACGATGTATCACGGTGGTCTGGGCTTGGAAACGTTGGTGGAATGGCCGAGTGCGAATGTCACCCACTGGCCGCCGTTGCCGAAAGGCCGGAGGTGAGAGAATGAAAGTGTATCTGGCCGGAAAGATCACGGGAGACCCGAACTACAGGGAGAAATTTGCGGCGGCGGCAAAGAAGCTGGAGGAGCGGGCCGGTGTGACGGTGATTTCCCCGGCGGTCACGCCGGAGGGACTGAAAAAGGCGGACTACATGCGCATCTGCTTTGCCATGCTGGAGAGCGCCGACACGGCGGTGTTCCTGCCGGATTGGGAGGACAGCCCCGGTGCACAGCTTGAAAAGCACTGGTGCGAGTATGTGGGGAAAAAGATGGTGTTTCTGATGGAGGGTGCGGAATGATCGACTTCGAGGGCTACTATCTTGTGCCGCCTGATCAGGTTGCATACATCGAAACGAGGAGGGGCGGCGGGGATGCACAATATGGGCTGTTCTTGGGCCTGCCCGGCGGGAAAGAGCTGGGCGTGTGGTACAGAACAGAGGAGGCGCGAAAAGCCGCTTATACGAAGCTCGCACGACAGGTCGAGATCGGGAAACGACAGGACAGGGAGGACATCTTGTATCGCCTGCGGTTGATCGAGGCGTGTATCAATAAGACGGATAAGCGGACGCTGCGCATCTGGAAGCAGCTCCAACAACTGCTGCATCTGGAAAGTGAGGAGACGGAATGAGCGGGAGAACAACAGAGCGTATTCTGAACGCGGCGGCAAAGGGGCTGCTGTTTCTGTTCCTGTATGTGATGCTCGACCTGTGCTGGATTGGCGCGGAATGCGTCTTTGAGGGCATCGTGCATGAAAGCAGGGTTGACGGTGTTGTGCTGGCGTGGCTCTGCTTGCTGCTCGTGAGAGAAATCGAGCAGTTTGAGCGGAAAATCAGAGGTGACGGACGATGAAGCCGCTGCTTTGCCGCTTGGGACTGCACAGCCCGTGCAAGACGGAATACATAGAGGTCACACGCCGCCGGAGCGACCGGCACGGCGGGAAGTATCACACAAATTACATCGTCTGCCGCAGGTGCGGGAAGCTGTGCTACCGGATGCGGCGGCGCAGGGAGAAAACGATATGAAATGTGAGCTATACCACGATAATTTCCAGAATTTCAAGCGGTACAATGTGCCGAAAGCCCAGCTTGTAATCGCGGACATCCCATACAACATCGGCGCGGATGCCTATGCCAGCAATCCCATGTGGTATCAGGGCGGCGACAACAAGAACGGGGAAAGCAAGCTGGCAAAGCAGAGCTTTTTCCACACGGACGGTACGTTCAAGATCGCGGAGTATATGCACTTCTGCAACAGGCTGTTGAAGAAAGAGCCAAAGGAAAAGGGACAGGCCCCGGCCATGATCGTGTTCTGCGCCTTTGAGCAGATGCAGACCGTGATCGAGTACGGAAAGCGGTACGGATTTGCAAAAAGCTATCCGCTATTTTTCTGCAAGAACTATTCCGCGCAGGTATTAAAAGCCAACATGAAGATCGTGGGCGCGACGGAATTTGCGGTCGTCCTCTACCGGGACAAGCTGCCGAAGTTCCGCAACGTCGGCGAGGACGGCGGAAAGCACATGGTTTTTGACTGGTTCCGTTGGGAGCGGGACAGCCGAAAGGAGTACCCGAAGATACATCCCACGCAAAAGCCGGTGGGCGTATTGAAACGCCTGATCGAAGTGTTCACAGACCCCGGCGACGTGGTGATCGACCCGGTGGCCGGGAGCGGCACCACATTACGCGCCGCCTACGAGCTGGGGCGCAGCGCCTACGGGTTCGAGGTGGACAAGAGTTTCTACGAGGCGGCGAGAGAAAAGATGCTCGCACCGATCTTGACGGAGACAACGACAATCTGACGACCGGATGCGGTCGCGCCGTGAGAGCGGCGCGGCCTTGCCGGTTGAAGCGAGACCTGTTTCCGGCGGTGCCGGAGAGAATTTCTGTTGCGGCCGAGGGGCCGCAATGGGCTGGTATACCAGCAGTAAGTTAAGGGACAAGCCATGAAACAGGGGTGTGCCTGACGGCATACGACTGTTGAAATGGCCCGTATGCAAGCCGGTGACGGCGCATACACGCAAAAACGAGGGAGGCGTGGCCGCATGAGCCTGTATTATCGGGAACAAAAGCATATCTGCGGCAAGGACTACGCCACGGCGGGGTACATGGAGGTTGATCTGTACCCCGTGACACCAAAGCAGCACAAGGCGAGCCGGAGAGCAAAGAAGAAAGAAGCCTGCACCCTCGCCCAGCAGACCTACAACGACAACCGCTCCAAGAGATACCATGTGCAGCTTGTAAACGCCAACTTCGGAAAGGGCGACTTCTCATGGACGGGAACCTATGACGACGATCATCTGCCAGCGCCGGGAGACACCAAGCGGGCGGATATGGACTGGACGAATTACATCAAGCGGGTGTATCGCTGGTGCGACAAGAACGGCGTGGAGCGCCCAAAGTGGGTAGCCGCCACGGAATACACAACGGTGATGGCAGACGGGACGATCTGTGGCCGCCATCATCACCACGCGATCATCCAGCACACAGAGGGACTGACCCGTGACGTGCTGGAGGAGCTGTGGAGCGATAAGAACGGAAACAGCATTGGCCTAACACGAGGGGAATATCTCACCGTTGACCACGGAAGCGTGGAGGGCCTTGTAAAATATATCAACAAGAACAAACGGTGCGCCCGAAGCTGGCGGCAGAGCCGTGGACTGGAAAAGCCCAAGACACCGCCGCCCAACGATACCAAGTGGAGCCGCAAAAAGCTGGAGGAGGCCAGCACCGTGTACATAGACGACGCTGCGTTCTGGGAACAGAAATACCCCGGCTACACGCTCAACCGCGTGGAAACCAAGGTGAGCAACGCCGGGCAGCGGCATACCGTTGTGATCTTGCGCCGCGCCGAGTGCTGGCACGGGCGAGGAAATATATATCGACCAAGGAGGAAATGAAAATGAACGATGCCGAACGCTTCGAGCAAATTTTTCTGTCACAGGTGGTGAGGCCGGGCGCGGACAAGCTGCTGGAGTGGCTGAAAAGCACGGATTTCTTCACGGCTCCGGCCAGCACACGGTTTCACGGGGCCTATCCCGGCGGGCTGGTGAAGCACAGCCTGAATGTGTATTATGCCCTGCTGGGGAATTTCAATCTGCGCGGTCTGTATTCGCCGCAGACACAGGCCATCGTGGCGCTGCTGCATGACGTGTGCAAGGCGAACTACTATGCCGGGGAATATCCTGACTATACCGTGAAAGATCAGATGCCCATGGGACACGGGGAGAAGTCTGTCTATCTCGTGATGAAGCACATGGAGCTGACGGACGACGAGGCACTTGCCATCCGCTGGCACATGGGCGCGTATGACGATGCTTTCCGTGGAGGGAGCCGTGCGCTGAATGCCGCCATGGAAAGAACGCCGCTTGTGCTGGAGCTACATTACGCGGACATGATAGCGACACAGAGAGAAAAGCACGAAGAGGTGCTGTGAATGGCGTACCGGCTGGAGCTATCCGATCTGCCGCCGCGTTACCGGGCGCAGGCAGAGGCACAGCTTGCCCGGCGCGGGAAAAAGCGGGGCGACACCATGACGGCGGCGGCCCGTGCCGCTGCCATGTCCGGGCTGAAATTTGACAGCCGGGGCGAGTATGAATACTACGTCGGCACCGTCGCGCCAAAGGTCGGACGCGGGGAGATCGTGAAATGGGAAGCGCACCCGTGCTTTCTGTTGTTCCCGGCGGGGGAATACAACGGCGTGAAGCTGCGGAGCGTTCAGTACACGGCGGATTTCCGGCTGACCTATGCAGACGGCACCGTGGAGATCGTGGAGATCAAGAGCAAGTTTGTCCGGCGGATGCAGCGGGATTATCCTGTACGGCGGCGGGTGTTTCTGGAGCTGATCGCCCGTCCGGCGGGCTGGAAATTCACGGAGATCATCACGGCGGAGGACAAGGAAGAAATCAAACGCTGGCGGGAGCTGGCGGAGGAGGTATCATCATGTGGGAAAAACGGCTGACGCACTACGACAAAGACGGGCGCGTGTATTCCAGCAGGGGCTACGAGGTGGCTCTTGCAAAGCTGGCGTGGTTCGAGGACAGAGAGCAGAAGCGGGAGGAAATGCCCGTGTGCGGCCTGTGCCAGCGGCACCAAAAGCTGGAGACCGTGGACGGCACGGCGTTCTGGCTGGAATACGGCGAGGACGGCAGGCCCCGCCTTGTGATGGACAGCACGGCGCGGGGCGGCGGGCTGAATGTGCTGTGCGCGGAGTTCTGCCCCATGTGCGGGCGGTTCTGCGGGAAACTGGAGGCGGAGCATGAGGAGAAATAAGCATATCCCGGCGCATTTTGGCACCAACGCGGCCCGTCAGGCGCAGACGCGCTATCTGCGGGGGAAAACGCCGGAGAGCGAGCGGGTGGAGAAAAACCGGGAGGCGGCGGGCCATGTGATCTCTTTGTGCTTCATGGTTGCGCTGCATGACCGCTACGGCATCGGGAAAGACCGGCTTGACCGCGTGATCAACGCCGCAAACGGCGCGCTGGAGCGGTTTGCCGTCAACAAGCGCGGCGTGGGCATGGAGCGGGCGAAAAAGAAGCTGAACGAGGAGCTGGAGGGCCTGCTGACGGAACGTTTTGTGCTGCCCGCGTCAAAAGCACCGAAAAGCAACCGGGATTGGGCCTTGCTGGGCGAACGGCGGGAAGCGGCGGAGATCGTGGTGAAATGCTATGCGCTGGGGGCGCGTCAGGCCCTCGGCTTTGGCGTGGAGCGGCTGAATGAGACCGTCCGCGCCACGGAGGACGTATTCCGGCAGTTCAACGAGTGGGCCGAGGGCGGGGACTGGTTCGGCTACAATATGCTGGCCCGGCGCATGACAGACATTCTCGGCGAGCCGGTGGATGTGGACGAGAGCGACGCGAAAGAGCCGATCTTCGGGAAAACGTTGGATTGACACCACAGGCAAGGAGATTTGGCGCAGAGCCAAGAACAGGAGGCGACGGATGCGGTATGGCAGCGTGAAGCACATAGCCCTGTACTACAAGGCAATTCCGGGGATGCTGCGCCTGCTGCGGCAGGAGCGGGCGGAATTGGAGGGCAATTATTACGGACTGCGAGGGCTGGCGTGTGACGGGATGCCGCGCGGTTCGTCGCCGGGAAAGCCGACGGAGGAAAGCGGGCTGCGGGCGCTGGAAAACGGCGTGAGCGAGCGACTGGCAGAGATCGCGGAGACGGAGCGGGTTTTGTCCGAGGATGAAGCCTGTATTCGCGCCTGTCTGGACGCGCTGAACGGTAAGTACAAAGAGGTCATTGTGATGCGTTATGTGCGTGGGTACAGTTGGGCGAAGATCAGTGCGAGACTTGGGACGGCGGACAGCACGGCCCGCGACTGGCACACAAGGGCCATGGAGCGGCTGGGCGAGGTACTGGAGGAGCTGCCGGAAGCGGAGGCGCTGGCCCGTCGCGCGTCGCGCGCACGTACATAATAAGCGGCAAAAAATTTTGGACTGTCCGGCGGGGCTGAGCAAGGGCTGTTTTGCCGACTGACCTTGTGGCGGAACACCACGGCGGCGGAACAGGAAAACCGGCCTTATAGGAACAAGTTTTTCAAGACTTCGCGCGTGGCGCGAAAGGGTTTCCGTGATCGTCGGGGCGGCGCTGGAAAAACAATTTGCGAATGGGAGGAAAAGACCGTGGATTTTGTGGATAAGCTGGTGGAGGGCATGAGGCGGCTTTTTGTGCGGAGAGCGAGGCGAAAAGCGCTCCGGCGGCGGTGCAGATACCTGTACAGCAGCAAGAGAAGATAAAAATGCCCCGGCAGGCCGTTTTGGTACGGTCTGCCGGGGTTTTGTTCTGCACGATAGCAAGTCGGATTTGTGTTATTCGTCGGCGGGGCTGTCAAGCTCCAGAGGGCGTCCCTCTCGCTTCATGCGTTCTTCGCAGGCTTGCAGCACATACGCCTGTACGCTCTGCCCGGCGGCCTTGGCGGCGGCGCGGATGGCGTTGCCGATGGGCTTAATAGGGCGGGCGCTGATGCGGTCGCATTTGGCGTTGTAAATATCGTTGTTGCGGCGCTTGCTTTCGGGTATGGGCATGGTCAATCCTCCTTTTCCGGCTCGTCCGGGCAGTCTGTCAGGTCGATCACGATGATCTCCGGCGGCTGCGGGGCGAGCTTGTAATATTTTCCGTTTTCGTAGTGCTGATCGGTCACGCCGTCATACCAGCATATATCGCCGTGTTGGGCCTGCGCCGCCTCCATGCGGCCTTGTGCCTGCTGCTCGGTGAGGCCGTCAAAGGTGAGGCGCTGGCCGTCGGCAAATTCGGCCACAAGGCGGTACGCGGGGAACACTTCGGGGACTTCGTTCATGGTCTGCCTCCCTGTTCGGTTTTGTTTTGTCGCATTATAACACGCGGGCGTGTAAAAGTCTACGGGGCAATTTTGGCGGAGGCGCGGGCTTTAAGCGCCGCACGGGCGGTTTTGTAGTCGGGGAATACTTCGGCAGCGGGAAACTCTTTCATGCAACAGTTCCACTTGGGGCGCGAGGTCTTGCGGAGATAGACGATCTCGCCACAGTCGTGTTCCAAGTACCATTTTTCCAGCGTTCCATCGTGGTTGAGCGTGTATCTTGTGGGGGCTGCGGTCGTGGCCATAGCGGTGTCCTTTCTGCCCTCGTGACCTCCGGGGCGGGTGCTTAACTTGCTGGTAACTTGCTGAAAACTTGCTGGGCGGTTTTGTTACTCCGTCAGGCCGAGGGCGCGGCGGGCGGCGATCTCAGCGTTACGGGTGAGCTGGCGCTGCCATGCGCCATACCGGGGAGACCAGCGGAAGCCGTTTTGTTTCAGGGCCTCGCGCTGCTCGTCGTCGGGCTTTTCGTCAAAGATGATCTGGAGACGGTCAGCCTCGGTGTTGCGGACGATCTCACCGCCGGGGAACTTTGTGTTGTCGGCGGGCTGCTGGGCCTGCTCCGTGCGCTTGTCCAGCTCGTCGAGGCGGGCTTGTGTGCGCTTGATCTTGCCGCGCAGGCTGGTCAATTCGTAGTCGGGGCAAGGCTTATCAATCCACGGGCAACGCTGGCAGGTGTCGGCAAAGTCGGCGGTGAGCTTGGCGGCGGCCTCGGCGGTCAGACCGGGAAAGCCGACAAAGGATTTGTGCTTGCGATAATAGGCATTCATGGCCTTGTTGCGGTCAAGCTGGGCTTGCAGCTTTTGGAGCTGGTCAGTGAGCATTTCGCGGGCGTGGGGGTCGGCGAGGTCTACCGCGCCGGTGCCGACGGCCTCGATCTTGTTCAAGATGGCCTTGATCTCGTCGTACTCTTTCCAGAGGTCGCCCTCCCGCGCCATCTGGCGGTTGTGCTTTTTCATGTTGTAGTTGCCCGCCCCGGAGATAAACTGGCTGGGATAGCTGGCCTGATTGTGGTTGTAGTCGTTCGTCCATTGGGCAAGGCGGCGGGCGTAGCGGTCAAGCAGCGCGTCGAGCTTGTCGTGGTAGTAGGGGCTGATCTTGGCTTTCCGTGCCTCCACCAGCGCGGCGGCCTTGTCCACGGCGGTGCGGTAGCCGTTGGTGGCGCTGCCGGGCCTGTAGTCGCTCATGTGGACGCAGTAGTGAGCGTTGCGGGCGGTGTCCTCGTTGATCTCGTAATAGCGGGCGGCGGGCTTTGCTTCGGCCTGCGGCGGGGAGATCATGCTTGTCTGTTCGTACATTTTGTGTACCTCCGTTTTGTGTTTTGGGGTTTCGCTTATGGGGTGCCGTCGCTTTGTCCGGTGCGGCGGCTCCAAGGTGTCCGGTTTTGTGGTCAGTCAAGACAGGTTTCGTAACGGATGCGGTATTGCTCTTTCAGCTTGTCATAGGCGCGGGTGGTGACGGTGTAGGTGTTGCGCTCCTCGTCGTAGCTGATGCCGCGCCCGTGGAGCTGGGGCAGGTCGTCGCGGAGCGGGCGGAGAAAGTAATGCTTGCCGTAGTAGGAAAGATCGGCGGCAAAGTCACAGCCCGTGGGGGCCTGCTGCATTTCGTAGCAGTAGACATATTCGCCGGGTTTGTCGGCCTGCACGGCGGGGGCCTTTTCTGCCTCTAATGCGGCGTAGTCCGGGGCGTAGCCGAACAGCTCGCCGGTTTTGGGGTCGTAGCGGGCGGCGGAGAAGTCCGGGACGAAAAGCGTTGTTTGCGGGTCGATCTGGCGGGCGTAGCCGCCGGGGATGGGGGCAAAGGTGCCGTTGATCTTGCGTTCAAGTGCTTTCATGGTTTATACCTCCATTTTGTGGTTTTGGTTAGTGGGTGGGACACTGGAACAGGACGCAAAGATCAGCCTTGCGGGCGATCTCGTTGATGCGCTGGGCGGTTGTGTTGCCAAGGGAAAACACGGCGATATAGTTCACGTGGCAGTCGTCCGGGGTGAAGATCGGCTTGCACTCTACGCCCAGCATCCGCAAGTATGTTACGATGTCGGCCACTGCCATGATCTCGCGGCCTGCGTCTGCGCAGCATTCGCGGTAAAGGTCAACGCCGTATTTGTCGCGGATGGCGTCGAGCTGGGCCACGTCGAAAAGCTCCGTAAACGGTTCGTATCTGTGTGGGGCGGCGAGGTGGGCGGCGATGATCTCGTTTCTGCAAGCCCAATATCCGGCGGTTTTCATGTTGTGTTCCTCCTGATTTGTGATTTGGTTTTGCGCGTGGGGTCGGGTCGCTTTGTTCGGTGCGGCCCGTCCAAGGTGTCCGGCTGCTGGGGGTCATTCGGCGGCGGGTTTTGGGTCAGGCGACGCGGAAATAATAGGCGTTCTTCTTGCCGCTCCACTTGCCCCCGGCGGCTTCGATCTCTTTTTCGTGGGGCTTTGTGTCTCCGGCCAGCCAGACAACCGGCGCGGCGGTGGTCGCGCCCTTGATGGTGGCGGTCAGGCCGTCCACCTCTGCCCAGCGGGCCGCGATGATCTCGGCGGCGGTCTTGGGTTCGACGGCCTCGGCGGCGGGCTGCTCCATCTTGGTTTCGTGCAGCTCGGCCAGCTTGTTTTTCAGCTCGTCGATCTCGTTGGCGGCGCGGTACAGATCGCCACGCAGCGCGGCGGCTTCTTCCTGAGACTGGGCCAGCTCGGCGCGGAGCTTGTCGGCCTCGCCGGTTTTGGCGTTGTTCCCGTCGGCCTCGGTGAAAAAGGCACGAACGGCGCGGACGGTTTCGGGTTCGGCCTTAATGGGCATGACCACGGCAAACGGTTCATCGTCGCAATAGGCGACGGCGGCGGAGATCGCGGACGCGGCGCGGAGCTGGGCGGCGGGGTGCAGCGCGGCGATGAATTTTGTGTCGTAGATCGCGGCAAAATCGGCGGCGGCGTTGTAGTAGCAGACGGCGGCGGCCTTGGGGGTCTGCACGGTCAGCGGGGAGCGCTGGAGGGGCTGCGCGTCGGCGTTGGCTTTCAGCGTGTCGGCGTACAGCCTGACGAGATCGAGCTTGTGTGCGTCGTCCTCGTGCTTGCCGTCCTTGTCAATCGTCCAGTTGCCCGGCTCGCAGCAGGTGAAGCCCTGCACGGTGGCGGCGTACTCCGGCGGGTTCATGGTGCAGAGAAGAAAGCCGTTGCATACGTAGATCGTGCCGTCCTCGGTGACTTGGCAGACGAGGCGCGGCGAGCCTTTCAGGGCCTTGGCGGTGGCGGCGGTGTAGCGTCCTGTGAATTTCATCTTGTGTTCCTCCTGATCTTGTTTTTGGGTTTTGCTTCTGGGGCTGGGTTGCTTTGTGCGGTGCAGCCCTGCTAAAGTATCCGCTTGCGCTGGGTCAACGCTTGGACTTCTCCACCTGTAAGGCGTGGAACAAATGGGCCTTTGCCATGTAGAAATGCGGGTCGGTCTCCGGCGCGTCTTTCCCGGCGGCCTCGGCGGCCTCGCGGGCGGCCTTGCAGGGCTTGTCGGTGTACTTCCAGAGCTGGCAGGTGATGGCGGACTTTGCACCCTTTTTCACGCTGTAGCCCATGCGCTTCCACTCGGCGAACGTGTGGAACTGATCGGCGGCCAGCATGGCGGTGAAGATGTCCTCGGCGGTGGCGGCGCTGCCCTCGTCAACGGTGATCGTGACGTTGGAGCGGCGGGCGGCGATCTGCTCGGCGGTGTAGGTGGCTTGCACCAGCTCGGCGAGCTGGGCGGGGGTGAAGCTGGCGCGGACGTTCTCAAAAATGATCTCGTTGTTAGTCATGGCGTTTTTCCTTTCCGGCCTTGGCGGCCTGTACACGGTGTCGTGTTGTTTGCTGTGGCTCGAATGTAACACGGTGCCGTGTATTTTGTCAAGCGTTTTTTTGAAATTTTTTTCGGGGCTGGGGTGTTCCCCCGTAGGGGGAAATTTTTTCGGCCTGCCCTGCTGGGCTTGCGTTCTGCGGGCGGGTGTGCTATGCTTTAGCCGTGGCCGGGCGGCGGCGAACTCGCTGCCCGTGCCGGGTGTGTAGCGTCGGGCCGTGCCTTGCTGGGGTGGCCCGGCGCTTTACTTGTTCAGCCGCTCGCGGAGCTTTTCGCGGAACTCCTCGATGGTCTTGCACTCGTCAGCGAGTATCAAGAGCCGGAGCCGTTCGGCCTCCTGCGCTTGCTGTACAAGCAATTCGCCTGTGTTCGGCGTGGTCATGTTCACCTCCCCTTTCTGGTCGCCGTGGTCGGCGGTTCGCTGGGCGGCGGTCGCTGTGGCTGTCCGCTTGCCCCGCATGATAGCGGCGGATTTTTGCGCCGTCAATAGGGCTGTTTTCGTTCCCCAGTCCCCCTTTAGGGGGGACGTGGGGAAGTTTTTTTGCACAAAATTCCGTGGCGTTTTCTGTGCAAATCGCTGTGGTTGGGGGACTATAGGGGGCATATTAGCTTAGCTTATCCGGGGACGATACCGGGCGCGGTAAATACCCTCGGCGGCGGCTCCGGCCTGCCCGGCGGCAGATCGGCAGACCGGCGCGGCAGGCGGTCGCGGCGGCAGATCGGCAGACCGGCGGCAGGCGGTCAGGTCGGGCGGCTCAGATGGGGGCGGCGTGTCGGCACGGCGGGCAGACGGTCGGCAGGTCGGCGGCCAGCTCCGGCAGTCAGCAGGACGGCCAGCCATCCGCCAGCGCCGCCAGCTGGGCAGGCGCGGGAGATACTAAACGCGCAGGCCTGCGCAGGAATACCATGCCGCGCAGGCGCACAGGCGCAGCGCAAGCCATCCACCGCCAGAGCGGCCAGCCCTCCGCCAGCCAGCAGGCCGCAGGAGATACCAAACGCCCGCGCCCGCGAAGATACCACGACGCGCAGGCCCGCGCGAAATTCTAAACGCGCCCGCGCGAGGTACTGGCGGCGCGGCAGTCGTCCTTTGCGGGTTCGGAAGCCCAAAATTTTTTTAGGTAAGGGGTCAAAAAATCGCTTCCGGGGAACCGGGGCGGGAAAAGTTGGCGGGGTCAAAAATGCGACAGAGGAAGAAAACGGGGCGGTTTTGGGCAAAAAAGAAGCCGCCTATGCGGCGGCTTGCGGCGAGAACGGCGGCGCTGTAGAAGTGGGAGGCTGTATATGGAACGGGCGGGCGCTCGCGTGTGCGTAAGGGGCTGCGGACTGCGCCGAGGTCGGCAACGGTGGAGCATCTGACGGCGGGTATCATTTTCGTGGCATCACGAAAATGGTCAGAGGGAGAGCGGGACGACGATGCCGCGCCGGGAAATAGAAAAGCGGAACTGCCTACAGTCTGTTGGCAGCTCCGCTATTATTCTTTCTGTTCCAAATCGCCGGTGAGCCATTCAAGGGAAACGCCGAGGACGCGGGCGAAGATGGCAAGCTCATAGTCGGTCACGAAGCGGTCGCCGGTCTCGATGCGGCTGATGGCCTCCCTGCCCAGACCAACACCGCAGACCTGCATCTTGGCGGCAAGGGCATCTTGGGAAAGGCGCTGGGCCGTCCGTGCCTGATGTATTCGGTCACCGGAGATATTTGCCCGCCCGGAGTAATCATATATTTTCATAAGCCGTCCCTCCATTCTGCTTGACAATACCATTTTTTACGGATAATCTTGTAATAAAGATTTACAAAATATAAGAAAGCAGAGAAAAAAGACGAAAAGATTTACAATATGCCGGAATGCGGACACGAGCGCATCACACAAATGTGAGGCGGCAGACTGTATCGCAGCGGAGTTGTTTTTGAATAGCGTAAGCTGGCTGGGACGATGCGCCCGGCTCAAACCAGCTTGAACAAGCTCAAACCACAAAAACGGAGAAAGGATGAAAGAAAATGACAAGGGAAAAAGACAGGCGGAGGTGGAGCCTGCGGCGACTGGCGGTGACGGCGGCGGTGGTTGCGCTGTGCGCGTTGCTGGCCGGATGCGGCGGAGGGGACACAGGCGACAAGATCAGCGCACCATTTGAAAGCGGAAAGTGCAAGGGCATGGAGTTGGAGGTTGTCAAAAGCCAACTGGCAGAAGCGGGCTTCACCAACATTCAGGAAAAGCCGCAGGAGACGGCGACGGAATTTCTCGCAGACAGCGTTATCTCGGTGAAGATCGGCTCGAACACAAGCTGGAACAGCGCCAACTCATGGAAGCCGGATACAAAGATCATCATTGAGTATTACGCCTATACGGGTATCCGGCACATTGATGTGACCATGGATATTGCCGTGGGCGGTGAGGATGGGAAGCCGGTATTTACCGTGCAGACCAGCTTACCGGACGGGTCGAAATTGAGCGCAGAGCTTTCCTACAATGGCGAACTGACGGGCGGGCACGAGGACTATGTGGAGACGCAGACCATCACAGTACAAGACGGTAAAGCGCAGACCGCACCATTCACAAAGGACGGCGAGGTGCTGACAGGGCAATACCGCTTTGGCGTGATTATGCTCCCGGCGGAGCAGAGCCAACAGGTGCAGGAGATCGTGGGCGCGTCGGGCGAGGCCATGCGCGGTACGCCGGTAAAAAAGGACGGAGACTACAGCTATATCGCCGTGTCGATGGAATATACCTCCCCTGTTGTGGAGACCGTTGAGAAGATCAGCGAGGAGGCGCTACGGGAGAAACTAAAGACTGCGCTTTCCGGCTTTGGCGACGACTGCACCATCAGCGAAGATGGGTACGTTTACACCTTGAACGTGTGGCAGAAGGGCTTGGCACAGACGGCTATGCTCGCGCAGACCGGAGACAAGGATGCGAAAGAGACATGGGATAAAATCGTATACACAACCATGCAAGCCTCGGACAGCCTGCAAGAGCTGCTGACTGCCAGCGGGTACGGGGACTACATGGTACAGATACAGGTTTTGAACGATCAAAACCACGATAACACACTGTTGACGGTGATCATGGGGATGGCATCGTATAACTGCGTTTCCTAACCAGCGAAAAAATTTTTCGGGATTAGCAACTTCCGCAGGTTTTTCGTGATAATATCATAGCGTGGAATAAAGCCCGTGGCGGAAACGCTGCGGGCTTTGCCATTGGTGCGTCCTGCGCCGGTCGAAGCCCTGCGTTCCTACGTGGGGTATTTCCGTAGGCCGGGCGGGATGCACGACTATCTGGAGGTGTGAAATGCCGAAGCGGAGCGAGAAGCGCAACACCGCCAAGGCTGCATACATCGCCCGCAAGGCGGCGGGCGAGGAAGTAAGCCTGCGGGAGCTGGCGCAGGAGCAGGGTGTGAGCTATCAAACCCTGCGGAATTGGAAAGCGGCGGACAAGTGGGATGAAGCTCTGCCAAAGAAGCGGCGGGGCGGTCAACCGGGAAACCGCAACAGCGCAGGAAAGAAAAACGCTGCTGGAAGCCATGCGGGCGCACCGGCGGGAAATAAGAACGCAGAAAAGGACGGAGCGTACAGCGCCGTCTTTTTTGATATGCTCTCGGACGCGGAGCGGGAGATCGTACAGCAAACGCCGCTGGGAAGCCGCGCCGCGCTGGAGCATGAAATGCAAATCCTGAAATTCCGGGAGCATAAGATACTCGCTAAAATCGCGGAGTATGAGGCAGCCCCGGAGGACAGCCTGTACATCAACAGCCTAATGGACATGAGGGTGCCGGGCGGACGCGGCAAGGAAAAGCGGGACGGTGCCTTACAGAGCATGGGAATGTACAGCAAGGACAGCGCGTTCAGCCGTGTGCTGAAATTGCAGGAGGCGCTATACAAGGTGCAGGGACGCATCGCCAAGATCGCGGACAGCCTGCGGGCGCTGGAGGAGAGCGAAAAGCGCATGACGCTGGAGCGGGAGAAGCTGGAGCTGCTGCGCATGAGAGCCACCGGAACGGTGGACGTGCCTGACATAGACGGCGGCGAGGAAATCGACGAGGAGGACATGGCATGAAAAAGCTGGACAATATTTACACCTATCACGCCCCGAAAGGAGACCAGTCGGAGCGGTACGAGAGCATCCGTGCAAAGGCACGGGAGCTGGCAGAGCTGATCGAGGAATGCTGCCCAGACAGCAGAGAAAAGAGCCTCGCCAATACGAAGTTGGAAGAAGCGGTGATGTGGGCAAACGCCAGCATCGCACGAAACGAATGAAGCCCATGAAGCTGTACACAAGCAAGGTGGTGGCGCAATGGCTCTGCCTGACGGAGCGGCGGGTGCGCCAGCTTCGGGACGAGGGCGTGATCGTGGAGGCCCGACCGGGGCTTTACGAGTTACAGCCAACAGTGGCACGGTACATCACCTACATCGGCGGCGCGGGCAAGGAGACGCTGACCAACGAGCGCATGATGCTGACGCGGGCAAAGCGTGAGGCGGCGGAAATGGAAAACGACCTGCGGCGGGGCGAGGTACACCGCACGGCGGACATTGAGCGGGGCATCCAGTCCATGTTTCTGAACATCCGCAGCCGCTTTCTGGCGCTGCCCGCCAAGCTCTCTCCCACCCTGTCCACCATGGGCGGAGATCAGACGGGTATCTTCGACGAGCTGAAAGGGGCCATCGAGGAAATTCTGGAGGAAATGAGCGATTACCGGGTGGCCTTTGCGGCGGAGGACGGTGAGGACGATGGAGAAGCAGAAAAAGAAACACCCATGTAGCGGGTGCGTGTGGCGGGTGCAGACCAGCGAGGACAAGGTGCTGTGTATGTTCCCTCGATGCGTGAGAAAAGAATATGAGCGCTACTGGCCGCAGGGGAAGCAGAGCGATGAAAAAACGAAAGATCATTGATCTGCCAAAGCCGACGCTGGAGCTGTTGGCACGGTGCGCGGCGGTGCTGAAACCGCCCCCGGCTTTGACGCTTTCGGAGTGGGCAGACCGATACCGGGTGCTGTCGGCGGAGAGCAGCGCGGAGCCGGGGCGCTGGCACACGGACAAGGCACCATACCAGCGGGAGATCATGGACGCAATCGGCGACCCGCACATCCGCAAGGTGGTGATCATGAGCGCGGCGCAGATCGGCAAGACCGACGCTTTCATCCTCAATCCGCTGGGCTACTACATGGACTACGCCCCGGCTCCCATCCTCGTGATGCAACCGACGCTGGACATGGGACAGACCTTTTCCAAAGACAGGCTCGCGCCCATGATACGGGACACGCCGGAGCTGCGGGACAAGATCGACGTGAAAAGCCGCTATTCCGGCAACACCATCATGAAGAAGAATTTCCCCGGTGGCCACATCACCATCGTGGGCGCGAACAGCGCAACGGGCCTTGCCAGCCGTCCTATCAAGGTGCTGCTGGCGGACGAGGTTGACCGCTATCCGGCCAGCGCCGGAACGGAGGGCGACCCGCTATCCTTGGCCCAGAAGCGACAGACGACCTTTTGGGACAAAAAGACGGTGATTGTCTCCACGCCGGTCATTAAGGGCCAGAGCCGCATCGAAACGGAGTTCAACCAGTCCACGCGGGAGGAATGGAACGTGCCGTGCCCGGAGTGCGGGGAGTATCAACCCCTCGTGTGGGCCAACGTGGTATTTGACAAGGACGACACGCAGGGCGAGGTGCTGTATAAGTGCGAGCGCTGCGGTGTAGTGAACGGAGAATACAAGTGGAAGCAGGCAAGCAAGCGCGGTCGCTTTGTGCCGGAGAACCCCGGCGCGGAGGCGCGGGGCTTTCACCTGAATACGCTGGCCTCAACGTTCTGCTCATGGAAAGAGATCGTGCAGAAATTCCTTGTGGCAAAGGAACAGCTTGATCAGGGAAACCCGGAGGGCATGAAAGTCTGGGTGAACACGGAGCTGGGCGAAACGTGGGAGGAGCAGGGCGAGCAGGTGGAGGATGCCGCGCTGCTGAACCGGCGGGAGCTGTACGATGCGGACGTGCCGGAGGGAGTGCTGGTTCTGACAGCCGGTGTGGACGTGCAGGACGACCGCTTTGAGGTAGAGGTGGTCGGCTGGGGCGTTGGCAAGGAGAGCTGGGGCATCCGCTACCAGAAGATATACGGCGATATGCTGAAAGAGCAGGTATGGCAAGACCTCGATAATTTCCTGCTGGGGGGCTTCAAGAAAGAGGACGGGACGGTGCTGCACATCATGAGCGCCTGCATCGACACCGGCGGCCACCACACCGATCAGGTGTACCGCTTCACGGCGGAACGGTGGGAGCGAAAGATATGGTCGATCAAGGGCAAGGGCGGCGCGGATGTGCCGTATATCCGAAACCCCACCACCAACAACCGAGTAAAAACGCCGCTGTTCATCATCGGCGTGGACGCGGGAAAGGCACTGCTGTATCAACGACTGCGGCACGAGACCAAGGGGCCGAACTATTGCCACTTCCCGCTCAATGAGGAAGCAGGCTATGACGAGCAGTATTTTATCGGCCTGACAGCCGAGAAAATGGTGGTGCGCTGGCGCAAGGGCAGAAGCGTTGTGGCGTGGGAGCTGAAAGACAGCAAGCACAAGCGCAACGAGCCGCTTGACCTGCGCAACTACGCTACGGCGGCGCTGGAGATCGCCAACCCTATTTTGCAGGAGGGCGAGATCGCAAAGCCCATCAGAAAACGTCCGGCGGGCCGCCGGAGGCGAGGAGGGATTTAATTGGCAGTCTTTACGAAAGAAGTGTGCCAAAAGAAACTGAACACATGGCTGGCGGCGGAGGAGGCCATCGCCACCGGCCAGAGCTATCAGATCGGCAGCCGTATGCTGACGCGAGCTGACTTGAAGCAGGTACGGGAGGAAATGGAATACTGGGCCGGAAAGCTGGCCGAGGCAGAGGCGGAGGATAAGCACGGCGGACGAAACCGCGCCTATCGTGCCGTGGCCCGCGACGTGTGAGGAGGGAGCGCATGATGAAACCGAACATCCTTGACCGGGCAATCATGACCGTGGCTCCCGTCCACGCGGCGAAGCGGGCGGCGGCGAGAGCCGCGCTGAGCGTGATCAACAGCGGGTACGGCAACTACGGAGCCAACCTGACGAAAAAGAGCATGAGGGGATGGATGTACAATGGCGGCAGCGCCAAGGAGGACATCGAGGACAACATCGACATTCTGCGGCAGCGGAGCCGAGACGCTTACATGGGCATCCCAACGGCCACGGCGGCGCTGAAAACCATGCGGACGAACGTTGTAGCAGGCGGGTTGATGCCAGCACCGCAGCTCGACAGCGACTATCTGGGGCTGGACGAGGCGGCGGCGGAGAAGTTGCAAGCGCAGATCGTGCGGGAGTTCGCCCTGTGGGCGGACACGCCGGTATGCGACGCGGAGCGGATGGACAACTTCTATCAGCTCCAGCAGCTCGCCTTTTTGAGTTACCTGATGAACGGCGACACCATCGCCCTGCTGCCAATGAAGCATCAGGCGGGAGTGCCGTATGACCTGCGTGTGCGGCTGATCGAGGCAGACCGGGTATGCAGCCCGGACGGTTTTGACCGGCTGATGCCATGTACCGTGCAGGGCTACGAGGTGCAGAGCATCGTACAGGGCGTGGAGACAGACGCGGACGGTATGGTGACAGCCTACTGGATATGCAACCGGCATCCGCTGGGCAGCAACAGCGCCGTGGACGCGGCGGGGCTGACGTGGCAAAGAGTGGAAGCCTACGGCGATACAACCGGGCGGCGGAACGTGCTGCACATCATGAGCCGCGAGCGCATCGGCCAGCGGCGGGGCGTTCCCCTGCTGGCCCCTGTGCTGGAGAGCCTGAAACAGCTTGGCCGCTATACGGACGCGGAGATCACGGCGGCGGTGATCAGCGCCATGTTCACGGTGTTCGTGAAGTCACAAAACCCGTCGGACGGCAGACCGTTTGGAGAAATGATACCGGCGGAGGAGCTGATCGACAGCGCCGACCAGAGCAGCATCGAGCTGGGGCCGGGGGCCATCATTGACCTGAACCCCGGCGAAGAGGTGCAGTTTGCAGACCCGAAGCACCCAAACACCGGGTACGACGACTTCACGAACGCCACCATCCGCCTGATCGGCGCGGGGCTGGAGATACCGCCGGAAGTGATGATGAAGCAGTTCACCACCAGCTATTCGGCGGCTCGCGGCGCACTCAACGAGTTCTGGCGCACCTGTAGTATGCAGCGGGACTGGTTCACGGACGATTTTTGCCAGCCGGTCTATGAGGAGTGGTTCGCCGAGGCGGTAGCCCGTGGGCGTATCCACGCGCCGGGCTTTTTCAACGACCCGGCGCGGCGCAAGGCGTACACGGTCTGCGCGTGGAACGGCCCGGCACGGACGAACCTGAACCCCGTGCAGGAGGTGGATGCCGCCATCAAGCGGATGGATGCCGGTTTCAGCACGGCGCAGGAGGAGACGGCGCAAATGACCGGCGGGGACTACAACCGCAACATCAAACTGCACATGATAGAGGCCAAGCGCAAGCGCGAGGTGGACGAGATCGGAAAAGCGCAGACGGCGGGAGAATAGGAGGAAAACAGAAATGCCCGAAAACAAGAAATTCTGGAAATTCTGCAATCAGGCAGGAAACAAGGT